AAATGCACTATAATCTAACCCTTGACCACGAGCGGTATCTACAGCCATCACATATAAATGGTCTTCTTTGGGTTGCTCATATATCATCAAACCATCATTGTTATTGTCTATTGGAGATATGAAATTTAGGCAGTGTAGCTTCGACGAAGATATCAGTGTGTTCGTTGAACCAATGAAGTCACACTCAAATTCTGTCTGGAACTGTTGTTCGCTTGTATTTGCAATCTGTTGAGCTTTCCACTCTTGATCCCTCAGAGGTCCACCGGGGTACTTGGGAACCTGTGACCAATGGATCTCGATTGGAATGTATTCGTTCTTACCCTTCTCACCTTCTCGTTTGGTTGCTCCCCTCCAGTAATGATAGAATAGATTGAGTCCATTCGGGGTCGAGACCATTAGAACCTTTGTGGACTGTCCAGAGGTGATCGTAGGGTACACAGAGCTAAAGAATTCTTCTGCTATATTCTGGGGAACGTGTGCAAATTCGTCAAGGAAGATCATGTTAAACGATCCACCACGAACTGCTGAAGCAGATGTAGATGAGGCTATAATTCTTGATCCGTTTTCAAGCTCAAGCGATCCCTTGTTCCACTCGACAATTCCTTGTTGAAGCCACAGTGGAAGATATTCATATGCCATTTTTAGACGGCTAAGGATTTCTCTCGCCGTAGATTGTTTATTTGCAAGGACCGCAACTGTCATGCTCTGATTGAACAGAACATAGTGAAGGATATACGAAATCATGGTCGTAGATTTACCGGACTGACGAGGCAGCTTTGATATTACAAATCTATTATTATGTACAGCATCTACAATCTCTTCCTGATAGTCATACAAATTGAATGGTACAAGACCCTCATCCAGAGATACGACTTTCACGTATTTCTTGATAAAGTAGATAGGATCCTGAGCACATTTCATGTACTCCTGAACCTGATCTTTTGTAAACTCAATTCCAATCCCCGCCGGTTTTAAGTTTGCATTACCTAAATATCCACCCTTTTTACTTGTCATCTTCCTTCACTTCATGATTAACATCAATGATCTCTTTGTTTCTACTTCTGTCAGGGTTGATTAGATCCTGTAGCTCGGAGGTAGACCCAACGTAGATCGCATTGGTTGTATTATGATTATGTACAGTTTCGTCTTTATTCACATCCTTGACCTGCTTATGCAGATCCATAAGATCCTTGTTTATATCGGCCACCGTCTTAAGCAGTGTGGCGACGACTTCATATGCCCTTGGCGCATCTCCCTCAGAAGCCACTTTAAGTATGCCATCTATCGCCTCCTTACCATCACCAAGAAGTTCGTAAAGATTTGTACGTATTTTGTTGTAGTCTTTTTCTGAGTCATCCATGTCCACCTTTACTTCTTTTCTACTTTGCATTAGCTCTTTTTTGACTTCTTCTGGTTTCTTTGCTTCGAATGAAGTGTCTAGAGCTTCCGAAATTTTATCACTCATTATTTCACCTTTACCCAATATCTAGTCCGGGCCCCTCATAGTTTCCGTGGAACTGGGCTGCACCCAATCCATTAGGCATGTAATATGTAACATCACCAAATTCGTGCGTATGGTATCCAATAGTTGTTTCATTTTCTCTGACCGATGTAGGGCTTGGACTTGCAAGAACTGCTAACTCTGGTGTGGTGTATAATGGATAATATCCATTTATTGCAAGTGGTCCCGCTCCGTTTGCAGGAGTTGTTACAAGACTACCAGTAGAATCTGTGATTGACGTGTTTCCGATGGGGTATACTATTGCAGGTTTTGATGGATCTGATGCATCCACTGGATCAATCGGAGTTGCATCATCGATTATTTCGTTACCTGTTCCAAAGCTCGGTGCGTCAGGAATAACAGGAGTATCAGGAGCTGGTGTAATTTCTGGTGTTTCTGGCACTGGCACAGGTTTACCTGACGGTACAGCATTTTCTACATCTTCCTCTGCAAAGAATCTGAGATCTGCTTGTTCGATAATTGGTGATTTTTTTTGCTCACCATATACGTAACTCTTTGCTATGAAACTGAACGTAGTTGTGATGCTTCGTGTTTCCGAAAAATCACCCTCGTAAATTTCTGAAATTCCTGTACTGGTAAGAATAATAGGAACATTTACCCTTTTATTGATATCACTGAAATTCATCGAGATAATAAACTCTGGTGCAAATATTGGTAGAATCTGCTCGACCAGTTGTAGATTCTCTTCAATTGTTCTAGTAAAAGTATATAATCCAAAGTTTATAAGATATGGAACTTCAGCATAATTATATACTTGACTACCATCAGAAATTGTTCCACTAGTTGTTCTTAGTTTATTGGCTTTTCTGGTTGGATCATAACTCATACCCAACATCTCAAAGCCCATTCTAGGTAAAGTGATTCGTGTTCTGGTGGTGTCTGAGATCGTACTGACTTCTTTGATTCTTCTTATGAACTTTTCTTTTGGTCCATAAGTCAGAGGAACTCTATCTTTTTCGATGATGTCACCATCTTTATCATATTTGGCAACATACATGTCATTGAAAAGATTACCAAATCCAACGACCAGTTTTCTCAGAGATTCATTGTTGTAATATTGAAACACTAGTAATTACCTCCGGAAAATGGATCTGTGTCAGAAAAATCAATCAGATCATCTTTTTCGACTTCTAATTGTAAATCTTCATTGTCACCCTGAAGAGTTTCGCTTTCGCTATTGATTTGGCTGAAGAAGTCTGCATTGCCAGTACCACCAACAAACCTTTCAGCGTTACTTTCGGTTCCCTTAATCGCAGATGTTGTATCTGATGTTACAAACGATCCAGTAATATTTCCAAGGGTTAGTTGTAGGGTTTGACTATCCCAACTGATAACTTGAGCACTCGCAGTGGCTTCATCAATGTTAGTATACTCACCATACGTGTTACCAACTTGGAATACAGTTTCACCCTCGAAGAACTCGGATACCGTATTTGGAGTTCCTGTTGGCGCACCAACAGTGACAATCTGAGCAAGTTCTTTTCTTGCTCGCGCAAAGCATTCATCGACTTCACATATCCCGGTATTAAAATCTTCATTATTATAGGCAAACAATTCACTAAATGCAAGGAATGAGTACAGATTACCTAACTGATAGAGTGGATTTTCATGTTCTACGAAGGTTATCTCAAATAGACTGTCAGATAAGACAAAGTATATTAGATCACCTTCGCGAGGTCGAACAATGGTAGAATCTCTTTTGGTAACTTCTCGTTCAAATGTTCGTGTTGCTATTCTGAAAGTTGCTTTATCTCTAAGGTCAATACCAAATTTTCCTATGATATCTCCATCACCACCGAAGGACTGCGGATTTTCCATATACATCTCAATAAGATATGCCTGATCAAATGATGACCTAGTGTCTTCACCATATATTGGATCATAGTCATTTAGTGTTCTTGGGATGTAATAACAGTTTCTTCCGAGAGCACGAATAAACTCGGCATTCAGATCCTCTAAAAGATTCTGTTCATTATTAACATCTCTGATGTATGGATTCTGTGCCATATTATCCCGTTATGAAGTGTGGTGGAAGTTCGTATTCGGATTGCATTCGTTGTTCAAGTGCTGCAACCTCTGCTGATCCTTCTTGGTATAACTGACCACCACGGAGTGTGACACCACCCGGCATCTGAACACCATCAAACTTAGATAGGTTTGCTCCCCACTGTCGTTTGATTAGTGCAGTAACATATTCTTTGAGATAACGGTCGTTAAAAATCTTCGGATAGTTGTTTGGATTCAATGTTGCATATCCTTCAATAACAACATACTGTCCGGGGGAACAATCTCTAGATAGATCTGTATCCATTATGAGTCTATCAGTAACCTTGCTGAAGTGTATGATATGTTCTGGATTGAAGAATTGTTCGACCATACTGATATACCTCATAGTGCTGTCATATCCAGCCAATCCCAAAGAACTTGCCATTCCTAGACCACGATTGATCCCGAAATAGTCGGTAAGTGCTAATTGGTAGCGAATGTCAAACATGTCTTGGTTTGCAAGAGCACCAAATTTAAATACTCTAACAATTGATAACAGGTCTTTACCTGTTGGTCCGGGTGCGTCTCCAAACCCCATGGCTTTCTGTATCTTAGATGTTGGGATGTACTGGTTATTGATATCGTCTTCAGTGATTTGATATGCAAAAATGCATCTCTCAACACCATCAAAGTGACGTTCTGAAAAATACTCTAGGGCATCATCAAGACGCTCCTCTGCTTGCTTATAGTCTACATTTATCTCGACAACGGGAGAACCGAGTCTTCTAAGAGCATAATCAATAAGGGTTTCTCTTGAATTTGGATTTGACATATTTACACCTCTTAGTTATTTAGGGGATTTTGAGGTCTAAAATAATTATATTATCGGCTTTTTGTCTTCGGGTATATCTGGTGATGACACAGTTATTTTAACTAATTGTGCTGCATCATAGTTTTCTATGATATATTTCCTACTATTGTCTTTAGTTTCTGACATGATATAATTATTAAATCCCGGCATTTTTTTCGGACAGTAAAGTTTGGGATAATCTAATTTGGAATAACTTTCATTAGTTGAATTTAGCCAAGTACCTTCTCTGTCCCCACAGCCACACTCAGTACAATAGAATCTACCCTTAGTTTCACTTTTCCCTAGACCCTCACATGGAGGTAAAGATCCACCAATAGACTCATCACCAAAACAACTCAATGTCCGTAATTGTTTAGTTGGTATATCTGCCTTTTTATTAGTCAGACCACGAGAAGCGAGAGACATTGCAAACGACTGCATCATTGTTAAAGGATTTTTCAATTTATCTACACTCTTTCTTAGGGGGTGTTTTGATTTATATTGATTATTTTTACCACAGTTACAACCACCACATTTTTTACGGTGCATACTCATTATTACAATACGTCAGATGGTCCAATCTGAACAAATCCTTCTGTTCCTGATATGGCTATGAATAGCTTTTTCTTCGTTACCCCAGAACCAGCGGGGACGTTGAGTGTATATCCACCAGTCTTACCGAACTGGGGATCCAAGAAGTATGGCTGACCAGCGGTCAACCCTGTAAATCCACTAAAGAGTCCTGACGTAGTGACGGTTACTTCATTTCCAGTAACACCTTTCACAACACCAATACTTTCGTTACCATGGTACGGATCCAATGTTGCACCACCACTTGCTGCTGCGATAGACAATACAAGCTGTCCTTGTGAACCAGAGGTAACGAATCGTCCCGCAGTCAGACCGGCAGTAACTCCAGATGAAACCGTGACCGTGACATCATAAGAACCTCTGTTAGTTACATCACCATCGACACCAACATCACCCTGAATGGTGATTCCGTGTGGTACACTATCGGCAAGACCAAAACGAAGGAATCCTGCGGTTGGTCCTTTGGTCGCTGTTCCTAGTTCAGCACTGCCTCCC